CTCGGCAAGAGGAGCCTATCAATTCTTGGACTCTCAATGGAGAGATGGGCTTGTTTGGATGATGTTAAAGGAATCCAAGAAAACAAAAGATGGTTTGTCTGCTGAAATAAAGACTTTGTTTGATAAACCAATTCACAGGTGGTCAAGGTATTACCAAGATCGTGCTTTTTATACTGCTTGGCAAAACGGTAGCGGTAAGAAGCATTGGTATTATCCAGGCCACAACTGCTATTAAGGTGGCGGCAGGGTAGGAACCAAATCATTAGGTGGCAACATCCTACCCTGCTGCTATAATTATTCCCATGGAAACCGATATCGTATTGCATTTAGAAGAGGTAAACAAGATAGCCTCTGAGTATATCAAGGGCAATGATGAATCTACTATTGCCAAGCAACTTGATATACCTCGCAACAGAGTAGTAAAACTACTTAATGAGTGGCGGGGTATGGTATCTAACAATGAAGCCATTCGTGCTAGAGCAAAAGAGGCTCTTGCCAGTGCAGACCAGCATTATAATCAACTAATTAAAAAGGCTTATGAAGTTATTGAAGATGCAGATCTAGCAGCCAATCTTGGAGCAAAGACAAACGCCTTAAAACTCATTCTTGATATTGAAAATAAAAGAATGGATATGCTTCAGAAGGCTGGACTTCTTGAAAACAAAGAGTTGGCAGACCAATTACTTGAACAAGAAAGAAAGCAAGAAATCCTACTTGGCATCTTAAAAGATGTTGTTGGTGAATGTGATAAGTGTAAATATGAAGTTGCAAGAAGGCTTGCTGATTATGGTGGGGCAGACGAGGCAGTAACACTATGAGTTTAGACTTTGACGATTTTCTTAATGTTCTAGACAATGATCCTTTTGAAGAGTATCCCGTAGATATTACAACCTTTGTTACTTCAGAAGATTATTTAGGTCAGCCCCCTCTCTCAGAAATTCAATACACCTTGGTAGAAACCATGAGCCAGATATATCAGCAAAAGGATCTTGAAAGGTTTATGGAAAAAAATGAGGCCGCACAGCATTATAAAAAGTACACAAAGAACGAAGTTATTCTTCAATGTGGCAAGGGTAGTGGAAAAGATTTTACATCAACTGTGGGAACAGCATACCTAGTCTATAAACTATTGTGCTTAAAAGATCCTGCAAAGTATTTTGGTAAGCCAGCAGGGGATGCTATCGACCTCATTAACGTTGCCATCAACGCGCAGCAGGCCAAGAACGTATTCTTTAAGGGGTTTAAAACAAAGATTGAGCACTCCCCATGGTTTGCTGGAAAGTATGAATCGAAGGTAGATGCGGTAACATTTGATAAATCTATTACTGTTTACTCTGGTCACTCAGAACGAGAGAGCCATGAGGGTTTGAACCTTATGTTGGCGGTACTTGATGAGATCTCTGGCTTTGCACAAGAATCTGTTTCAGGAAATGAGAATGCTAAGACTGGCGACGCTATCTATAAGGCATTCCGCGCATCTGTTGACTCACGTTTTCCAGACTATGGAAAAGTAATTCTTCTATCATTCCCTAGATATAAGGGTGACTTTATTACCAAGAGATATGAGGATGTTATTGCAGAAAAAGAAACAGTGGTTCAAAGTCATGAGTTTATTCTTAACCCAGACCTTCCAGAAGATGAGGAAGGCAATAAGTTTAGTATCGAATGGGACGAGGACCATATTCTTGCCTACAAGATTCCTTATGTGTTTGCCATCAAGCGTCCCACATGGGAGGTAAACCCCACCAGAAAGATCGATGACTTTAAACTAGCATTCTATACAGATCCTGGAGATGCCCTCATGCGTTTTGCATGTATGCCAAACTTTGCGTCTGACGCATTCTTCAAGCAGCAGGATAAAGTACAGAGAGCAATGACTTTGAGGAATCCTTTAGATAATTTGAGAAGATTTGATGGAGCCTTTGAGCCTGATCCAGACAAAGTTTATTTTGTTCATGCTGACCTTGCACAGAAGCATGACAAGTGTGCTGTATCAATTAGCCATGTAGAAAAATGGGTAGAAATAAAGTCATTTAATGATTACGAGCAAATCGTTCCATTCGTTGTGGTAGATGCTATCGCCTGGTGGGAGCCTCGTAAGGAAGGTCCAGTAGATCTTAGCGAGGTAAAGAATTGGATTATTCATCTTAGAAGAATGGGATTCAATCTTGGGCTGGTGACTTTTGACCGTTGGCAATCTTTTGACATTCAGCAGGAACTAAAGGCGGTAGGAATTAAGACAGATACTTTGTCAGTAGCCAAGAAGCATTATGAGGATCTGGCTATGTTGATTTATGAAGAGCGTGTAGCACTGCCACACATTGACTTATTGTTTGAGGAAATGAGCGAACTAAAGATTGTATCTGATAAGAAAGTGGACCATCCAAGAAAGAAGTCAAAGGACTTGGCAGACGCTATGTGTGGATCAGTTTATAACGCTATCTCTCATACCCGCAGGGAGAGAAATCAAGAAATAGAAATTCATTCATGGAGTTCTGCAACTAAGAAAGAGCGTCAGGAACAAGAAAAGATTAAGAATCTTATTGAGCCACCCCCCGCTCCAAAAGAAATAGAAGATTATTTGGCTGGATTGAACATGCTGTGAGCGAGGTAATGTGGAGAACGTTCTTGACAACTTTTGTTGTACTCGCTATAATTAGAGTCATACTAGAAAGGTAAAGAAATGGGACTTGCAACAACACTATATATTATTACAACACTTATTTTGTTTGGACTTAATCTTATTGCAAACATATCAGCACTTGGATTAAGTGACAAGAAAGAATTTCCTTTGAGCACTATTGTTGCAACAATCATTGCAATGGGCCTCCTAGTTTGGGGAATAACGCTTTTAGTTGTTTCCTGACAAATACGGCAGGTAGGCAAATTGGTTAAGCCGCCAGTCTTATAAACTGGGAATACGATTGCGGGTTCAAGCCCCGCCCTGCCGACAAAGACTGATATAATATTTATATGCAAATAGTAATAGAGCCTGCTCCAGAGCAGAGATACAACGCCACTCTCTATATTGATGGAGAAGCAATAGACTTTGTAAATGATAAAAGGGCTGGATGCTGTGTAAGAACCCTCATGAATAGAATGATTCTAACCTATGGGAAGCCAACGGGAAAAATAACTGTTGGTATTGAGGGTTGGTAGATTTGGACGATGAATTAATTGAATACCTATTAGCCTTAGGGGTTTTAGAATATCAACTTAAAGATGAAGATGGAAATCCTATATATAGATTAACAAAAGAGGCAGAAGACTTAGTTCCAGAAATATATAAAAGCCATATGCAAGAGTTTAACGCTGGGGCTTTTTCTTTATGGACAAAAGATATGATTGAGATAGTTTTTGATGAAGACGGTGAGCCTATGATAGGGTTAAATGAAAACAGTGAAAATTATGAAAAAATTTCTTATTTAGATAAAGAAGACAGAAATACTTTGGCAGAAATAACTTTTATTTGGAAAAAAAACCTATATTAGTGGTATAATATTTAAATGAGTATATTTTCTTCTAACACACAGACTGGAGTTACCCCAATTAGCAATCAAGAAAAGGGCGAAGAGGACACCAACAGCCCTGAAGATTACACAAAGGCACAAGAGCCAGACTTTGGAGAGGATCTATAATGGCAAAGTTAGTAAAGGCAGGGGTAACCTTAAGAGATCAACTTAATAAGGCATATCCCAGTAGAGATAAGCGCAGTGATGGCTGGGTAGGGGACAAGGCTCATCAAGCCAGGAAGAGCGACCATAATCCAGATAGAGATGGGTGGGTTCACGCCATTGATATTGATGAGAATATGGGTGATGGAGAAGGACGCAAGGGTGCTGTTGCTAGAGAATTTGCTGATCAACTAATTGAGTATGCACGCAAGGGCAAAGACGGCGGCAGACTCAAATATGTAGTATATGAAAACATGATTGCAAGCGGAACTCATAGAGACAAGTATTGGGTTTGGAGAAAAGGTAATTGGGGACATACACAACACATTCACGTTTCTTTCACAGATAAAGCGCAAAGAGATGGCTCCAAGTTCGATCTTGAAATATTTAAGGAAGGGGGCAAAGAAGTTCCTGAAACCTCAGTAGGGGATCTTATTGCCGAAGTTAGCGAGCCTGTAACTGGTATGCCATATCCAGGTGTCAGAAACGTAAAATGGGGAGAAAGAAACGATTATGTAAAGGCTTTGCAGGCACAACTAATTGCTAAGGGTTTTGCAATTAAGGCTGGACCAACTGGAAATTATTTTCATCAAACAAGAAATGCAGTTAGGTCATTTTATCGATCAATTAATCAAACATCCGATGGAAGAAAGATGGGGCCAAAAGCATGGAATAGGTTGTTTGATAACTAATGCCTTGGGAAATTCGTCAAGGAACCCCCCAGTGTTCTGGCTATGGTGTATTCAAAGAAGGTACTAATGAGTTAGAGGGCTGCCACGAAACAAAAGAGAAGGCTCAGGCTCAAATGGCTGCATTGTATTCTACTGAAGAAATGGACAAGAAGTATAAAGGGTGTGGTTGCCCAACCTGCAAGTCAATGGACGTTGACTGTCCTAACTGCCCAGTTTGCAATCCAGGAATGAGCAAGGCCGACAGCGTTCGTGTTGGTCAAATGGTTTCTTGGGGATCAAGTGGGGGAAATGCAAAGGGTAAGGTAAAGAGGGTAATTAGAAATGGATCATACAATGTTCCAAATTCTGACTTTACAATTACAGGAACTCCCGACAATCCAGCGGTAGTCATTGAGGTATACCGCGATGGAAAGCCAACAGGAAGAATGGTAGGTCACAGAATGGAAACCTTAAGAGCCGCAAAGAGCATGTGGTCTGGATTTGATCCAATGCCAGCAATGATAAAGAGAGAGATTCTGTAATGGCTGACACATATACCCCCACCTCTGGAATGAAAACTGCTGCTCGCAGAGCATTAAGGTGGAAGGAAGAGGGTAAGGCAAAGGGTGCTGGAACTCCTGTAGGATGGGGAAGAGCGTCTGATATTGTCGCGGGTAGATCAATGTCCCTTGATACTGTAAAGCGTATGTATTCTTTCTTCTCCCGTCATGAGGTTGACAAGAAGGGCAAAGACTTTTATAATACTAGCAATCCATCCAACGGTCGCATTATGTGGGACGCATGGGGTGGAGATGCTGGTTTTTCATGGTCAAGAAAGATTGTTAAGAGAGAAGAAGCAAAGAAAGCCTGGGAAGGTTCTGCTTTTTCTTTTAGGGCAAACGTTGACAAAACGGACAACTCCTGATAAAATTTAACAAAGGAGTAATAGCATGAAGTTGTTGATAAGGTTGATGCCTTTTCTTCCACTATCATTTATTCTGTTGCTTTCTTCCCTAGAAGTGGCTATAATAGATGAAGAGTTAGACATGGAAGATCCATATGATTATGAAAAAGATAACTTTGAAGACGAAGAGGAAGATGATAGATACTTGAAGGTAGCAATAGTAGAAGACAA